AGCCGTAAAGGAGCTTTTAACCTCTTCTGGGTATGCAGCTAAGTATGACATTAGGGTACAGGATGAAGACGAACAAACATCTGGTGCATTTGGTAGTGCAGTATCCTCTGGTGCTGGAGCCTTAACTGAAATGATTAATGGGGTACTACAACTACAGAACCTGTTTTAGTATGATAAAAAGAAGCCCCCTGCTATTGCTAACAGAGGGCTTCAACCAACTAGCAAGGATACCAAACCTCACATGCATCTTATATATGAATAGCCCCCAAACCGTCAACTGGTGAGGGGGCTTTTTTTGTACTTAAAGGAGATTTATGCAGAGATATCTACAAGTTCACAGCTATCCCCAGAACACGCCATCGTCTGCATAGAGACAGTAGTATCTTCCTTTTCGTAATTGGATAATTCAGTCCAATCAATCTTCTCAGGCATAACAGATAGGAGAGTTTCATAGTCAGCTTTAGAACAGTCTTGGTACGGTGCTTGTTGATAAGTATGGTCATCAAACGGCAGAAAACTAACCCCACTCATTTCATCAAAGTTCTTATAGACAAATGCGCCTACCTCAAACCATTCGTCCTTCTTCACATTAATGGTGACCGAAGGTTTATGCTCACACCAATGTCGCTGATACATCAACCACATTTCCAACTGTTCCAGCGCAGTCGTGTCTGGGGTGCAGACCGCTCCTTCTGGAGACTTCACTGGAAAACTAAACACAGTAGTCTGTTCAGGCTTCTGCGATTCTGGCTCATTGGGAATGCCTTGGTCTATCATAAACTGTGTTAGTGGGTCTTTGTTATCACCACGAACAGTACGAATATAATAGGGGCTGTGACGAGCATGAATACCAGAGGCGGAATCAACCAACTGTGATACTGTTCCCGAAGGTTTAACGCAAGTGATAGCAGCAGACACAGGGATGCCAAGGCGTTCAGCCCACTCAGCATTAGTGTTAATAGCAACATCTTTTAAATGCCCCAGAGTTTTAGAAAGACCATTATTAGAATTAGTCATTAAGGGATTATCCATAATACCTGTAAGACTGACACCAAGCAGACGCTCTTCAGCGGTATTCTTCTCCCACACCTTACGTAGGTAAGGGAATTTAGTGTAGGTACTTTGCATAGTACCCAAGATAGTGGCTATACGAACCTTTCTCGCTAAGTCTTCCAGAGTATCTGTTGCTCGTACTACTACCTCCGAAAGGTTGCAAAACTGGCTTGGTAATAAAATTATTTCAGAACAAGGGTTTGTACCAAATTCTGCATCTGCTTCACGGCGTCCATTCTTAGCTGCCTGTACCTTAGCAGCTTGCCTGTTGAAAATACCACGTTCACCGCTACCACTTTCTACTAGGGCCATCCACTCACGCATGAATGACATACTGTCGGGCTTATCAGAGTAGGCCACAGAGTTGTTAGCCATACCACGATACCCATAGCGGTATATGTTTAGATTAGGTTCATCATACCATTTACCACTTTTAGCGTGTCGCATACGGTCATCTGATAGATTACTTAATGAAATCATAGCTGAACGCCTCACCCCACCTACAACTACGATTTCACCAATCTTACACATCAGGTCATGACATTCGATTGATGAAAGTTTACGACCTTGAGCTTCTCTAAAAGTAGAAACCGCAAAGTTAAATAAATCAACCAATGGTGCTGGTCCTGACGCTCTTCCCCCGAAGGTTTTCAATCGCGCACCCGCTGGTCTTACTTTTTCAACATTCCACTTAGGAATTTCACCAGCCCAGAGGAGTGCCAGAACTTGTCTGAAAGCCTTAGCCCAGCCTTCCTTACTGTCCTTAACCATAACGATAGTTTCGCTATCGAAGAGTGTAGGGACTTCAGGAAGTTTATCGATGCACTGACGCTCTACACTGAAGCCAACCCCAGTGCCGCACAACAAGATGAACATAGCCTCATCGAAGGCCTTCGGGTCATCTACGGCTAAATAACTACAGTTATACATGCAGGTATTGTCCCGCGCAGCCGCTGGACCCGCTGTCATCAGTGACCGCATACTGGGCATTACTTCCAAACTAAGGATAGCCTGTTCGATATCCTTTATGTAGGTACTGTCACCTGTAAGGGGCATAATAATATTCTTCATATAGCGAGATACGGTTTCACTCCATGTCTCTCTACGCCCTTCTTCTTCAATCCATCGTGCGTAACGGCTGGTAGCAATGAAGGTTTGATAGTCGGTTGGTAGGTAGTTATTGCTCATTCGAGGTCTCCACTAAGTTGGTTAAATCAGGTTGTTTGTAGTTTGGGCCTTTTATTACTTTGCCCATTTCGTTTTTTAGGGGTTTACCGTCCAAGCCTAGCTTAGACATATTTGACCAATGCACACGGCGTAGGGCTTTATCTAAATCCCACCCATGAGTGGCGGCATAACCGTACACTACGTACACTAAGTCAGCTAATTCCTTCAGCATATTTACGGGGTTTTTACCCTTACCGCTTTCATCACAACACTCGCCGTATTCTTCGGCTATCAGGCTCCAGCGAAAGTTTTCCAAAGCAGTATCTTCTTGCCATACTTGATCTAAAGGCTGATCCATTGCATTGGCAAAATCCCTTACCATTTGTAAGGGGGTAGAGTGGGGATGATCCCAATCGTCAGGCATGTTATGCAGTCCCATCTGTGGTACAGGTTCTTGCATATCTTTGAATGCTTCAATATCTTCTTGTGTGATCATTGGTTATTTTCCAGTTGTTTGATTAATCGGTCTAAATACCAGCGGCATTTCTTCAGGTCTTCAACGCCGTTTTTGTAGGGCCAGCGCCAAAGATATTTAAAGGCATTCTGCCAACAATATGCTTCATGGGCAGTGACGTTTGATACGCCATCTGCCATAGCTTTCATTGCTTCAATGCATTCAATAGAGCCTTCATTGTAGTGCGGGGGGTTGTTCACAAAATCCTCTGCACCAGAACCTAAGATGGTCTTTTCAAAATCTTCACCACCACGCATCAGTGTAGCTTACTTTTGAGGGATACTACGTTATTAGATTTAGCTTCTTTAATCTTATCCAAAAGCAGATCGTCTGGCTCAAAGTCTACTACACCTTCTTCGTACTCTTCCAAAAGTTCTTGTAGCTCATTTACCTTACGCAATAGCGCACCTTGGAAAGCTATACTTTCCGCCTCTGCATCAATTTTAAAGCCAATACCATTAAGCAGGTCCATAAAGAACTCAGCTTTGTCTTCTGCCATGCCATCATCAATGTCATGCTCCATTTCAATATCAATAACATCGTTATCCGAGTCTATAGATATATGAATATTCATAGTGCTAGGTTTACTGTTTGACATGAGTTACTTTCGTTTTGTTAATTTAAAGAAGTGGTCTGCGTCCATGACAGCCAACGGCTTTTGGCGATCACCTTTAATAATGGCTATAGGTTCCGCTCCCTTGGGGCAGTTCTCTTTAGCTTGATCCATGACTTTATATACTGCGAAGCTTTTGAAGGACTTACACTCAACAGAGTAAGGGAATAAGCGTCTGGCGGCGGGACTTAATTGTATATCCTCACCGCCAGCGCCCATAGAGGTACTACGGACATCATCGGGGAGGAGTGCTTTGGGAAAGAGAGCCAAAATACGGTCTCTAACCCATTGCTGATGTCTGCGCCCCTTTGCCTTCGCACTTTGAGTGCTTATAGCCATTTAGGTAGTTCTATTATACTGTAGTCACCCCACCCAGTATCGTAAGTTTCTTGATCCTGTGCAGAAGCAATTGTAGCCAAGGTACGATGCATACGCTCTGTCGCATTTGCTAGTAAATCTTCTGAAACCACATGAACGTGAGAAACATAGGGTGCAGTTTTCTCCACAGCGATGAACTTAAACTCACTAACATCCAGACCTGCTAGCTGACATACGTACAGGTAGAAGGCACTTTGAATATCGTAAGCATACCGGAAACACTCGTTAGCGAACCCAAGAGGAGAAGCGTCCTGAGTTGTTTTAACATCAAACACAGTCTTCTCGCTTTGGATCATTAAATCCGGCCTAGTCTTAAGTGTAAGCCCTGTTTTAGGACACTCTGCAAAGATACTTACTTCGTTTTCCCTATCAGGGTGACGTAAAAACTTCTTACAGTCAGCATTAGCTAGAGTGCTATTAGCTATCTTCTTAGCGGTATAATATTCTACCTCAGTAAGGAGAACTTCTTCCCCTTTTAAAGCTGCTTCTTGTTCCGTAAACGCCTTAGAACGGCGTGTCTTTGGGCCTTTGTGTACTAGGTTCTTGTCTTCCTCAAGAAGCAATGCATGTACAGCCGTACCCATAGTAAAAGCAGCGGTCTGTGTTCGCTTTTCACCTTTCCAGTGAGCTAATGATTTCTTATACACTGACTTAACAGCAGAGGATGATATACCACTTGTTGAGTGGTACACCATATTTGTCATGCCATTAACAATACCCATTATACGGCTTCGTCAAAAGACTGTTCAAGTTCCTCTAATGTATCAGCCAGATCGTCATCTAGCGCATTCTCAACATGCTGTAGATTAGATTTTTTCCAAGCATCCTCAATGCGACTATTCTCTGCATCAATCAATTCAAGTACAGCACTTAAGCTATCATGAATGTCCTGTGACATAGCAATCTTATCACCGAACTGAGGCTCAAAGCGCATGACATAGTACGTAGCACCTTTAGGGCTTTGTACTTTATCAGCCTTTAGTACACTGGCAAAATCCCATAGCTTTTTATCGCCCATGCGGTTTAGTACGTCATGATAGAACGGTCCATAGTTCTTACGCTTCAACGACAGAACACAGGGTTGATTTTCTATAGTACGCTCCTCACCAGAAGCGGTCTTACCTGTATACGACACTAGACCACGTACTACACGATAACGATCTATGCCATTATACTGTTTACGCTCTTCTTCAGTGAAATTACGAGACTGTTCATATGTGGGCATATTACAATTGTAACCGCCTAACATATCACGGCCTTCTTCTTTAGCCCAATCTAACAGAATAGACTTATTAATGAGACCTTCTTCACCCCAATGCTGGTACTGAATTTTATTACTCAGGGCATGAAAGGTAACGCCTTCCTTAGCATATACCCTATCATCAATAGGGGTATTCAGGAAGAAAGCACCAAGGGGGAGTTGCACTCCGTTGGCATCCTCGCCGCGAGAATTTATCTTTAGGGTAGGGATACTTGGACCCTTAGTATTACCTGAAGTTGCACCTAGTTTAGATGCCAGTTCGTCTAGGCTTAGATTGCCTGAAGTGTTCACTAATTCATTCATAGATTCATCCTTGTTAAGAGTTATCATTGTACTACAGTTAGGTGGCATCAGTCAACACCAATTCAACCTGTTCCAACCAATTATTTCCCGCACTTATCTCAATGTCGAAAGGAACAATTGGTGTGTACCCAAAGCGTGTTTGCATCTCATCACCGATACCTAGCATAGCGTCTTTAAGTATCTGTTTTACTTCGGTTAATTCATCTTTATGGCAATCCACCACGATGCTATCGTGTACGGTCAGAATTAATTTACTACGCAGGTTACTTTCTTTGAAAGCTTTCAGCGCACGTATACAAGCCAGAGGCACACAATCTCCTGTGGCAAAGCCTTGTATTGGGTAATTAACTATCTGTGTGGCGTAGCTTACTCTACCATTTCTGGTACGAACTACATTATCCCACTTGTACTGTCTGCCACTAGGAACCTGAACAATGCCCGTCTTCAATACACCGCTCATAAGTTTCTCTTGGTATTCTTTCAACCCACTATACAAAACAAAGAACTCGGAAAAGTACTTGCGTATGTGAGGTTTCTCACCGCCGCCCATACCGCCATAAAGGGGCGCGAACGAATACTGCTTTGCTGCCTGTCTCATATCCTTACTAACCTCGTCTGGGCTACACTGATTTATGATAGAAGCAGTCTGCTTATGGAT